TAGCTGAAATCATCCAGATCGGGAACGAACCGAAGCGGTGTCTGTTCCAGAGCATAGGAACTCAACACATTTTCGTTCTTCCAATCCAGAACACTAAATTCTATATCGCCAAAGCTGCTCATTCGCTATCCGTGATTAGGATTCTATCTCCGATTGTTTGTGGTCTGTAAAAATAAGGGAACTTGAAAAATGGTAGTGTGGTTGTTTGGTTCACAAATTCTTCATCCACACCTTCATAGACGGGATTCCAGCTTATGAAGGAGATTCCATTGAATATCTCATTCCCATTGCGGGTTCTGATCTTGTCAACACCTTCCAATCCAAGAATTGTGGATGTCAGGTCTGAAAGATCAAGCCTTTGACCCAGAGAATTATTGAGAGGGTTGAAGAAATCCAGAATAATGTTGATAATACGCTTTTTCAGGTTCTCCTTGTTAATCTTGGAATTGGATGTGCGAACGATTTCCAATTTGGAGGTGGAATACACATCCTTATTCGCTGCTTGAGCGGAATACCCAATATCAAATGCCGTATAGATTGGATCACGGGGAACAACCTCGTGACTAAGCATCTTCTTATCAAATGTGGAGTCAATGATCAGGTTTTTCAGGCTGTTTGAGAGAAATGGGGGATACTCTGCATCCGTTTGAACCACAAACTTGGGAACCACGAAGATATTCACATTGTTGAAGTCACAGGAATCCGCAAAATTAACCTGATTCAATATAACCCTATTGGATTTATTGGGATCAACACAGATTCGATAGAAATAATCAATGTATTCATCAATGAACTTCTTATTGTTCACCACTTCCACCGATTGAAGCACGTTGGAAAGGTTTTTAGTGAGATATGTGTCATAATCAATCTCTGTCACAAGCCTAAGCTGCGAACTGAGATACTTGGGAACATTCTGGCGAATCTGATCCACCGTCTCCCCATCGGAAATTGCCGTGGAATTGGCGGTATTGGAGAAATTCAGAGTTGCATTGTTTGTCAGGTCAATGATGGACGAAGGATCAACAGTAATTACATCATTATAAATCTGAGTGAATTGAGAAGTGTTTAAATTGAACAATTTGTTGCCATTGATGACATTCTTGCTGATAATACCCTTGTCATTATCGCTTAGGAGATAATAAACGGCAACCTGATCACCCTCGGCAAGTTTCTTACCAAACACATTATTACCAAATTTGATTTCATAATGCCCGTTCTCATTGAGACGAACCGAATAGTATCTATCGGAATCAGGAGTGAGAAACAGGTTGTCAGTCTCGTCATATTCATACCAAGTTGCATCTCCGATTTCTTTCACGTAAACAGCGAGAGTGCCATGGGCAATGAAACGATCATCGTTCTCATCCACCAGATTATCAACAACAATCGGAAAGGTTTCAAATTCCTTACCCTCCGCTGTGTAAATCGGGTATTCCTGAACGGTTCCCTGATAGAGAATGAGATTATTTTCAATGGAATCGATTTTCTCCGATCCGCTTGTGGTCTTCTCAAAGGAGAAATCGTTCAGGATGGTGTATTGGATGTTATTGACAAGGAAATAGGAATACTTGCGGAGGGTGTAGTTCCCAGCCGCTAGGGAGGCACTGGCGGTGCAGGTGACGGGAACCAGAGACGTTTGTTTGCCCGTAGGATTGTATCCCACAAGGTTCACGATCTTGTTCATGTTCTCATAGAGAGATGTCTGGGAGAAAAGAGCTTCCGATCCCGTTTGATTCAAATAGAAAAGCAGGGTGTGGTAACTATAAGCGATGATGTCGATGAAAGAAGCTAGATTGCTCCCCTCGTAATTCTGATCCGTGAATTTGGGATTCTCATTCAGCCGTTGGATGATGAAATCTTTCAGGGACAACGCATCGAAGTTGATGTATGCGTTTTTGGGCAGGTTATACTCAAGAGAATCACTCATTGTTATTATTTAGGTGGATGATATTAAATAATCATATGGAATTTGATAAGGAGTATCGTAGATTGATGTTGGAGTTCTCGGAAGGAGCGATCCGTAACATTGTGAAGAAATTTCAGAACGATGCCACGGAACAGGAAATCCGTAGGGAATTACAAGATTTTGAGAAATATAAGAACGCTCTCCAAAAGAAAGACCCTTTCCAATATAAATCGTGGATAGAGTTCACGGAAGCGATCCATGCTGCAAAGGGTAAGGCGGAATTTAAAAAGAAAAAAGCACCAACCAAAGATGTGGTTGCCAATCAGGAGGATATTGTAGCTGATGATGAGAATGTGACGATCTATCGGGGGGATTCCCAAGATAAATGTGTGTTATATGGAAAGGGATACTCTTTCTGTATCTCAAGAACGGGAGGTGGTAATATGTTCTCAAATTATCGGTTTAATGATTTGGCAACGTTTTATTTTATTTATTTTAAAAAGAAGCCTAAGACCGCAACTGACCATATTATGGTATTAGATCGTAATAGACGAGGATATGATTGGACATTTGCAGATAATAATACCAAAGAAGTGGAAGGTGGGTGGAACGAGATAGTTCGTAAATATCCAGAATTAACGAAATATGAAAAATTATTGGTTAATAAGGAACTGGATAACGTGGAAAAAGATTTTTTAGAAAGAAAAAGAAATTTTAAAAAACAATTACCATCATACACCAATGATCCAGATGTTGATTTTGATAAAGCGGTGTTACTGTGGAATAAATTTTCTCATAAAGAAAAAGCGGCAGTTCTTTCGGATTACTACGATGATACACTTCACGATGTAATCTGGAAACAATTGGATTCTGGTCTTAGGAACGAATATATCAACATTAATCCTAATTTGTCTGATTATCAAATGGATGATTTGAAACCGAATGAGATATTACGATATAAAAAAGTCAGAGATACGTTATTTGATGATGAGTATCCCGATTATTATCCAGAATTTAGTGCCAACAAGCTTGATGATATTGAAAATGTTTTGAAGCATCCTTTTTTTGCGATGACTTATATGATGTCATGGAAAAACAATTTAGAAAATATCCCATATGAAGTGTATGAATTACTAGCAGACGATCCTTATTTGGCTTTGGAGTATGCAGAATGGGTTGTTGAAAATGCCCCAAACACCATGATACCAGCAGATATTTATGAATCTATAATGGAATCGGAGCGTGGTAGTGACATCTCTGATGAATTGCGTAACTATTTTGGAAAACGTGGATATTTTGGAGAAGATTGGGAAGAAGATGATACTTTTACAGAATCATTTCATTCAGAATTATGTGATATTTTATCGGAAACAACAGATAGTATTCAAGAATCCACCCACTTTGACAAATACTATCAAAGTATAATGTCGAGTTTTTTCAAATGATCGAATAACCCGTGGAATTCAACTTCGATTTCAGGGAAAGTCCCTTGACACCCAGAGATGGAACATCAATTTGCAGGGACACATCATATTCCTGTTCATCCTCATTACCCACCACACTCACGTTTCTCACGACAATGCGTGGTTCCGAACGGGGTAATTTCCTTTCAATATCATCCTGAATGTCTTCCGCTGTGAATTCATCCACGGGTTCAAACAGATATCGTCTCAGATCAATGCCAAAGAGGGGATTGAGTATCTTTTGACCGGGGGAGGTGAGGAATGCATTGGAAATGCTTGTCTTGATGGCTTCCACATCAAAAATAGCCCGAATATCCTTCAATTGCTCCTTACGATTGAGTTGGTTGTTGAAAGAATATGATGGTTCCAAATCAAATGACACATCTTTGTAGAGATAGTCATTTTTCAACGATGCCTCATCAATCTTGGATGCTTGAAGTGATTTGATTTTGATGTTCATATGATTACCAGTCGGAGCAAGCAGCAGCCTTGGGTGATCCGGGTTTAGCGGAAGAACATTTATGCCGTGCGCGGAATGATTTGCGGCGTTTTGGATTATCCTTCCCAACTCTTACACCAGCTTCTCCCCAATGAATCCTTTTATAAGAACCATCTGGTTGTCTGGCACACTTAGTCCACTTTTTACCCTTGCGATCACTGGAGGCTTTTTTGGTTGGACCGTCACATTTCTTGGATTTTTCCAAAAACACGGCGACTTCCTGAAGATCAATCATGAAATCATTCAAATCCACGTTGAAAGAGGATGCGTATTTGTTCGCCAATTCATCGAATGACTCGGTGATAGCTGCCGCTTTGAGGGCTGTGACGAGCTTGATTGCAGCATTGGCTCTACCACGGATGGCTTGGAATCTTCCTTTGGCTAGATCGGTAAGCATTCTCTTACGATCTTTGTCAATTTTCTGTTTTTTGAGATATACAAGCAGATCGGGACGAATTTCTTCCCATTCTTTTTCATTTTTAACACCTTCCAAACGCTGGATCATGTCATCTCCTCCTCCAAGAGCCTTGGCACGTTTGGCTTGCTTCATATTGAGGGAAATCGCAGGACTTTTCATGATCACATTATAAAAATAAGAAATCATTTTAAACAGGGGCAAGCTTCTGTAAAGTTGTTCAATGGAAATACTGTAATTATCCCCTCTTTTAGCTTCAAAGAAGTTATTTTTATATTCATCATAATTCTGCTTCTGCATATCAAGGAACAAAACCAAAGGATTCATATCAGAATTATCTGAAAATAACATTTCCAAAAGTTGAAGCTGTGTTTGAGCATCCTTGGCAACTTCTTTCTCAATCATATTAATATCCAATTCATGAAGAGGTATCGTTCTTTTCGGAGATTCTTCGGGAGTTGACAGGATTTCTTCGGCTTGTTTTTTATAAAGTCTTTTGGCAGTGTCACGAATCACTGCAAGCATTTGTTCCAGATAGCTATCGTTAATTTCCTCGTTTTCTTGAGAAACATTTTCAATGGATTCGTAAACATCATCTAACTCAGATTGTGCTTCATCACGAATAGCCTTAAATTTTATTAAATCTTTCTTAAAATCCTCAATATCCTTTTCAGTTTTATTTTTTGGATTGTTTATAATAGTGGCAAGATTGTTGATCTTTCCCCAAAGATTGTCAATGTGTTTTGGTTTGGTTTTAAGCACACTTTCCTGATATGCGGAGATTTGACGACGATTTTTCTCAAATCCTTTCATAATACCTTTCATTTGGTCTGCAAACACATCATCATTCTTGAGAAGTTGAAAAGATTTACCTAAAAGCTTGATAACATTGGCTTGATCTGTCATACCTTTATCTTTAGGGTTATGGGCTGGTGTTATATGAGAATTGGGATCGTAAGATGCAAAACTTGAAAGACTCATAACATCCGTTAAATTTTCTCCTTTATACTGGTCTATTGTTTTTCGTCTTCCTTCCCTGTCTCTATTGACCGGATTGTAATTTGATTTGCCTATTGGAGAAGACGAAAAACCAGATGGTCCAGCCGCTTGTTGGGCGTTGAATACTCTTTCCCCCGGCTTGGTTCCTTTTGCTTCCACCACTAAATTATACAAATCATCAAAGTTCATGTTAATATTTAGAGTAAATGACTAAATAATCCTATGGGCAAGAAATTTGATCAGATATTTGAAGCGGTTGTGTCACGTTCGGAAATTGGGGGGTACCTTAACGGTGATATTGTAAAGTTCCGTGATGGATATAAGAACACGGAAACTTACAAGTATATGCCATCCACACTCAAGAAAGAAGTGGATGAATTGGCAACTTGTGGACTGAACATCAAGGTATGCCAAGTTGGAGATAAGCAATCGGGATATTCCGTTGGGAATCAATTCAAACCAGCATCACAGGTCGTTCTCACCATTGCTGCCGATCATGGTGGTGGTAGAACGTATGGTAGAGTCACAGTGACTCCCGACATGGTTGATATGGTGGATGTGAGCGCAGGAGTTCCAGTTCCAGACAAATTCAAGAAAAAAGACGTTGTGATCATCAAGCCCAAGCAGCTTAAAATCGATCCTAATATCATCACCAATGTCACTGACAAGGGAAATGGCAAGAATACCCCCACCGATCTGAAATTGGCAGGAGAATCCAAGTCTTGGGATTTCACCAAAGAATTGGGTAATATTTATGATGAAATATTGCAAGAAAAATTTGATTTCAAAAAAGCCGATAGAAATAAAAATGGTGAATTAGAAGATTGGAAAGAAAATATAGGTAAAAAAGTCTTCGGTGATGATGAAGATGGGGATGAAGAAGAAGATAACGAAGAATGCGGAGAAGAAGACGAACAAGATGCTTGTTATGAAAAAGTAAAATCTCGATATGATGTATGGCCTAGTGCATATGCCTCTGGAGCATTGGTCAAATGTAGAAAAGTGGGAGCAAAAAATTGGGGAAATAGTGAAAAATAATGGAACAGATGTCCCAAAGAGAATTACTGGAAAATTTACGTGATTGGTTTGCTCCTCATGTAGATAAGGAAGGTAAAAAATTTAAAGGTTGGATCAATTGTAAAACGGGAGGTCCATGTGGTAGGAAGGATACCTCAAAAGGTTCTTACCCTGCATGTAGAGCTACAAAGGCAGACTGTAAAAAAATAAAAGGTAAGATGTATAAAAAGAAAAGCTCCAAAAGAGTTAATTGGGGAAAAAAGAATAAATAATAATATGGCACAATTCAATAACAAAGACCAGCGCAATTTGGAAGAACTTCTTGAGGAAGGATGGATGGATCGTCTCAAGGCACGGGGAGCCGAAGCTCTGGGTTCCGCCAAGGGTTTGGGTCAACAAATCAAAGGTGGTTTTCAACAAGCTGGTGGTTCTGCCCTTAGCAAAGCTGGAGATTGGATTGAAAGTGATAAGTTATCCAGAAAAGGTCAGGAATATTCCCAACAAGGTCAACAAGCATCGGGAGAAGGTATGGTTTCTGGTCACAATGCTAAAGTCCAGTATCTTCAAAAGAATATTGACAAACGTATTGACTCATTTGTCGCTGATATTAAAAATGATATTAAAAAGCTTGGGTTGGACATTGGTAACATTGAAATTGTGTCTGGTATCAATGCTGCTCTCGGACACCTCAAGAAAAGCGTGAGTGGTGCAACACCTCCTCCGCTACCACAACAATCTGGTGCAACACCTCCCCCTTTACCAAAACAATCTGGTGCAACACCTCCTCCTTTACCAAAACAATCTGGTGCAACACCTCCTCCTTTACCACAACAGCAAATGGATGTAGAGAATTCTGAAATAATTCAAAACCCAAACAAGAGCAAGATTGTGCAAAACCGCTTAGATAAATATCTTCCGGGTTCTCCATCAGAGGCAGAAGAGGATTTGGATAAATTATTCTGGAAATAATTCCTCAAGCTGTAGCAAGCAAGCAATAGCACAAATCTCTCTGTCCGTAACGGACATCATCTTAAACAGGCTCTCCGCAATGATAAGGATAGCCTGTTTTTTTGTGGTATCATCCATGGAGAGATCGTAGAAATAATTCAAAAGGTCTTTCAACAAAGATTCGTGATCGGAATCGAATAATTCCTCGTTCTCAATCAGGAATTTACGTGTTTTCAAAGTATCTCCCGATTGGAGATTGGTGTAAATCAAATCCATCACCTGATTGGTGTCTTTTTTCGTCTCAATGGAGAGAATACCGGATTTGGAATATTTTTCCAATTCATTGATACATTTTCTGATATCAGGATAATGGCTTTTGATCAGGGCAACCAAAGGTTTCTTCTGGTTATCAGGAATCTCAACATTTTCCTTTTTCAGAATCTCCAGACACCTACGGGTGACATCTTTCAGGGATGTATGGAGCGTGAGACTCTGGCAACGGGATTGTAGGGCGGGTTCAATCTTATATTTATTATTACCAGTTAGGATGAATCTGGTGGTTGATGCGTAAGACTCCATCACATTGCGAAGAGCATTTTGAGCATTTTTGCTTTGCCCATCACACTCATCAAGGATGATGATTTTCAACCCCCCGTCAAAGCTTCTTGTCTGTGCAAACCCAATTACTTTTTCCCTGATGGTGTCAATACCATTCTCATCGGAAGCATTTATATATAAAAAGTCACAGTTGAGAATATCTTTGGCGATGATTTTAGCTAAGGTGGTTTTTCCCACTCCGGGTTTACCAGTCAACAATAAATGGGGTATTTTTTTACCAAAATTTTGAATAATTTTTCTAGTATTATCATCTACCATCAGATCATCCAAGGTCTGTGGTCTGTATTTTTCCACCCAAATTTGCTCTTCCATGATTGGAAATTATCACACATTCAAGACAAATCAAGCCCGATTGAGTGATTTGAGCGTTCATCGATAGTTCTAACAAGATTAGCACAATCCAATAAACTAGAAAATGTGCCAACGTCGAACCAAAATCCATCCAATTTCTCAACCCCTACACCTTCTTTATCATTCATCAAACGAATCAGGTCAACGATTTCCAGTTCTCCCCTAGCAGATGGTTTTACCTTTTTAGCCATTTCCACAACTTCATTGGAAAACACGTAAAGACCAATCACAGCATCCTCTGAGATGAATTCCTTGGGTTTTTCCACAATTTGAATAATATTATCGTTTTCATCCGTTTCAACTACACCATATGCTGAAGGGTCTTTTACCTTGTAGGTGTAAATAGTGTTTGGTTGGGGATGAATGGGGGAATTGCCAATAATGACATTATCTCCAAGAATTAAGCATATTTCATCAGCATCTTTGATAAATTCCTCTCCAACAATGAAAGCATCCACCAATCCCTTTGGGGAATCTTGAATAGCGTAAGAAAGATTCAATCCGAATTTACTTCCATCTCCAAGCAGAATCTTGAATTGTTTCTGTTGATCCTCATCGGCATTAATAATGAGAATGTCAACATATCCCATATCCTTCAGTGTTTGGAGTGGAAATGCAATGACGGGCTTATTGTATAAATTTAAAAGCTGTTTTGATATTACCTTGGTTACAGGGTAAAGACGGGTTGCCCTCCCACCCGAAAGCACAATACCACGCTTAATATTCTCTTGCATATTTTTCCTCTATTTCTTGTTTGATTCTCTTGTCTTCCGCTTGTTTCTCAAGCATTTTATTGAAGCATTCTTTCATTACATCTTTCTCAAATCGCATCTCATAGATTTCCTTCGATTTTGAGCCATCCAGAACGCAATTGCTCCTACCCGTGGCAATGGGAAGATCGGCAAGATATACGAATTTCCAATTATCGTTGTGGAAACCGTATTCTTTCATAATATCACATACTTCCTGAGTGGTCAATGCCCCCGGATTGATGACATTGTAGATGTTCTGTCCTTTCCATTTACCGACTTTTTTAATCAAAAGATTTCTTACAAATTCGCAGAAATCGGGAATATATGTCTTGGAATTGCGGAAATTGATCAGATCGTTGTATTGTCTAATTTTGTTCAAATAATTCCTACCAGATGATTCGTAATGGAATGGCATACGAACGCGCAGAATTATATTATCCATGGTTTTTGATAGGTTTTCAAAAGCGTGTTTGGATTTGGAGTAGAATGAAGCCCTGTTACAGAACAATCCATAATTCGGGGAATCTTCCTCACTCCACACTTTCTCATAACCATCATAAACACAACCAGATGAGATATGAAGATAATTTATATTTCTGGTATTGCATATGGCATTCACTCTTAGAGGAGATGTTGTGTTCAAATCCCAACAAAGCTCTTTTTTTCTCTCAGCTTCGTCAATATTGGGTCTTCCCGTGAATCCTGAACAATTGATCACCGTGTCAATATCATTATTGAGAAGAAATTTATGTAATGTATTTGCATTGTGGTAATCCATTTCTTTAGCCGATTGGATAATCACGTTAAAATCATTTTTCAGATGATTGAAGAGGTGATTGCTGACGTAACCTTTTCCTAAAATTAATAAATTAAGCTTCATATACGTTTTCAATAAATTCCCGAACGTTTTCCAAATTACAAATATCATTTTCGTATAGATATCCCTGTATGCCCTCACATAAATCATCAGCCATTTGGGAAATCTCTTCGTCATCCACGGTATGAAGGAAATCCTGTAAATCCATAATGGATTTGATGATTTTCTCTTCGTGTAGTTCCAATTTTTTCAGTATCGTATTCTTTTTCATCGATGTAGGAATTTATTTAGAGTTTTTCATATGTCAACATTAAATAATCGTATGCCGAAGATTTCTCAAATACCATCCGCAACATTACCCATTATTGGTAATGAAGTGGCTATCATCAATCAAAATGGAAGCACTTATTCCAGTGTTTTGAGTAATTTTATTGGGCGGGGTTCTGATGTTTCTACCTTATCTGCCAATTGGCAAAACACTTACACCACATTTTCCTCAAATTCCGCCAATTATGCAAAGGTTAATGTCAATAATAATTTTTCATCTACCCAAACGTTCACCACAAGTTCAATAAATGTCGGAGGATTTCCTTTATCTGCGACAGTGGGTGGTAATAGTTTGTTTGGTGGTAATCGCGCAGGTAACGGTGCCACATGCGCATGTTTCTCCAATTTCCTTGGTTATAACGCAGGTAACGGTGCCACGAACGCATCCAACTCCAATTTCTTTGGTCGATGTTCAGGTAACGGTGCCACGAACGCATCCAACTCCAATTTCTTTGGTAATGGTGTAGGTAACGGTGCCACATGCGCATCCAACTCCAATTTCTTTGGTAATGGTGTAGGTAACTGTGCCACATGCGCATCCAACTCCAATTTCCTTGGTTATAACGCAGGTAACGGTGCCACATGCGCATCCAACTCCAATTTCTTTGGTCGATGTTCAGGTAACGGTGCCACGATCGCATCCAACTCCAATTTCCTTGGTAATGGCGCAGGTAACGGTGCCACAGGCGCATTTAGATCCAATTTCCTTGGTTATAACGCAGGTAACGGTGCCACGTTCACAAACAACTCCAATTTCTTTGGTTCAAACGCAGGTAACGGTGTCACGAACACAGGTAACTCCAATTTCTTTGGTTCAAACGCAGGTAACGGTGCCACGAACGCATCCAACTCCAATTTCTTTGGTCGATGTTCAGGTAACGGTGCCACAAACGCATCCAACTCCAATTTCTTTGGTAATCGCGCAGGTTACTGTGCCACATGCGCATCCAACTCCAATTTCCTTGGTTATAACGCAGGTAACGGTGCCACAAACGCATGTCACTCTATATTCATTGGTTATAACGCAGGTAACGGTGCCTCTCTATCAGCTTCAATCGCCCTTGGCTCTTGTGCCATCCCCACATCACACAATCAATTAGTGTTGGGGTCGTCAGCATACCCACTATCAACTGTTAATAGCGGCAACTGTTTAGTTGTAAACATAAATGGAACTATGAAGAAAATAGCGTTGCTTTCCGTTTAATGTTATATAAATAGCAATATGATAAAAAATGCTATTTTTCATATTGAGGGGGGGTTGGGTAAAAACATTGTAGCCACTTCGGTTATCCGTTCCTATAAAAAGGAACATCCAATCCACAACATTATAGTAAATTCTGCATATCCTGACATTTTTCAAGGAAATCCTGATATTGATAGGTGTTATCTATTGGGAAATACTCCGTATTTTTATGAGGACTTTATCTTCGATAAAGATTGTGAAATATTTGCACATGATCCATATAAAACAACAAATCATATCACCAAACAACAACCTCTGGTGAAATCGTGGTGTGATATGATAGGGATTAATTACGATGGTTTAAATCCAAACATTTATTTTAATTTTAGGGAAGGGGAAATACCCAGAGCGTTACTACCTCAAACTGATAAACCCATTCTCATCTTCCAACCATTTGGAGGCGCACAAAACCAAGAATTTCCATACTCATGGACAAGGGATATTCATCCTTTCATTGCTCAACAAATAATCAATAATCTTAAAGAACAATATACGATATTGCATATTTGTCACCCCCACCATCCTCAATTACAAAATGTGATTCGCTATGATAAAAATCAAAATAAAAAGATTTTATGTGCCATGTTGAATCTTTCTAAAAAAAGAATTCTAATCGACTCTTCTTTACAACATGCTGCGGCTGCCATGGGATTACCATCAACAGTGGTGTGGGTTGGGACACAACCGGAAGTATTTGGTTATGACATGCATAATAATATAACTCCCCCTGTTACCTTTCCAAAGGGTAATATTAATTCGTATTTATATGATTATAGTTTCAATGGAATCATCCATGAATGCCCATATGATAATATTTATCAAATTTTCAATATCGAAAACATCATAAAATGAGAGATATATTTTATGTGTCTGGCTTACCCAGATCGGGAAGCACTCTTCTGATGAATCTGATGGCACAAAATCCTAAAGTATTCTGTACTCCTACATCGGGTTTGAATCAATTGATGAATAATATCAAAACATCGTGGGGTAATATCATTGAACATCGATCTGATAAAAACGCTGGTAATGATGAAAATTTGAAGCGTATCCTCAACACTGTATTACATTCCTACCATAATACCGAAAAACCGTATGTCATCGACAAATGTAGGGGGTGGGGATTCTCCATTGAAATGTTGGAGGCAATCACCAATAAAAAAACCAAGATCATAGCACCAGTTAGAGATATAAAGGATGTTCTTGCGTCTTTCGAATTATTATATCGAAAGGGTTCCTACAAGTTCAACCCCCAAGGACCAATGCCCCAATGTTTAACAACTGAAGGTAGGATGATGCATTGGGCAAGTTTGGAGGGGGAAGTCGGTGCTGCTTACGCAATATTGAAGGATGCTTTTTTAAGAGGATTGGGGGATAGATTCCTTTTGGTGGATTATGATTACCTGACACATAATCCTAAAATTGTCATGGACGTAATTTGGGATTTCCTCAATATACCCAAATGTGAACATGATTTTGAAAACATATTGAACCAAACACCAGAAGATGATGGTGTTTATAATTATGTCGATTTACATAAAATTAAGAGTAAAGTCACCCCATCCAGTTCAAAAGCTAAAGAAATTTTGGGGGATGAAATATGTAAAGGATTGGATGGTTATGAATTTTGGAAGAAATGACTAAATAATGATATGTCTATACTAGGTAATAACACACTACCACCACCCCCGACACCCAATAAGGAAGTCCTATTGAAACAAGCGGTATCCCGTATCAAAAATCTTTCCAAGGAATGTTTCAGTAATTTGGTGAGAACCCAACGAGAAGGTATTGAGATTGTTTGGGAGGACGAAACCCTCACTCCGCAGGAAATAATTGATGAGATGGGGTCGGATGTTTTTAAGATTTTTCAATTCCATGGGGAGCTTACACAATTTATTCTGATGTTGGCCAAAGGGGATGGAGCAACGGTTGATGTCAAGTATCCCACCCACTCATTTACCGCAAACCTCAGTGCTGGAACTATCACCGTCCACGATACACTTTACCAACAATAATTATATGAAAAAACAACCGACATTGGGAGATATATATGGACAAATGCTGAACAGTGTTCAAGTCGTTCAAGAGAACGCACAGGAAAACATCAACAAGTCCAAAAAAATTCCCAAGCAATCCAAAAACGCTTTCAACGAAACAAATCCCTTGCAAAAAGGTGGTCCATCTGAGAAAAGCGGTTATCACAAAGCTTTGAATGATACTTATGATGAGGATGAAGAGCGTAAGTATGCTAATCTTGATAAACTTAAAGAAAAGTTGAAGAATCCCAATCTTTCTGATAAACAGAAGGAATCTCTTAAAAAAGAAATTGCAAGAATGGAGAGTGGAATCCAAAGAGAGGAAGCGGAAGAGAGAATTCACAAGGAATCTAAAAAAATTGCAAGAGATAGACTAAATACATTTATGACTAAGAAATCTACATTTGATAAGTTGTTTGAATCCGTTATGGGTAATAATTTTGACCAGCAAGAGGATGCTCAAGAAGTTGATGCCCTCGGCCTTGGTGATGCTCCCATGGACGATGAGTTTGGAGATGACGAATTCGGTGACGATGAAGACCAAGTTACATTTACTCTTGATCGTGCCACAGCACAAAAGCTTCACGATGTTTTGATGGGAGTTCTTGATGGTGGTATGGAAGACGAAGGAGATGATCTGGACTTTGATGAAGGCGATGATTTCGGAGGAGACGACGAAATGGATGAAGATAACGAAGAAGAAGATGATTTCTCTTATGACGAAGATGAAGAGCGCGGAACGTTTCCAACTGACAAGGTTGGTAATGACGGAACCGTAGGTGCCAAGGATGGCAAGGGTGGTGGTCAACAACACAAGCTCCAAGGTCGTAGCAACAAGGTTAATGGCCGTCCCCAACCAAAAAACCAAAAAACCAAGGTAGTGGGAACCACTGATAAGGTTGGTAATGACGGTGATTATGGTCACGCTCTCCACGGTGCAAAGCAACCTGATATGGGCAAGCAGAACAAAGTTTCGGATATTAGACAGGCAGAAGATTTCTTCCGCTAATATGAATTAAAAAAATAAACCTAAGAAGAGGGGATCGTGATGATTCCCTCTTTTTTTGTTAAGTATTAGCATGAAGTCCTTTCTGGAATTTTTCGAAGAGCGCAATGGTGTGATACTTGAGTATCGACACAAGGATGGATTTGGTGACATTAAGCAATCCCTCCACGCCAATAATAAGAAGGGGGGTAATATTACCCGCGATCCCCTGACAAGAAAGATACCATGGAACAAAGGACCGTATAAGAAGATCAGAACAGCAGGAGAGATTCTGATTGGGGATGATCTGTTAAAGGAATTGGGACAACTCAATGGTGTGGAATTTAAAGATGGTAAAGAGATCAAAAGAAAAAACAGTAATCAAATCCTAAAGCTGTTCACCAATCTCCATGGTCAACAATGTGGTAAAATCGTAGAAGTTAAAAAATAATGGGTTGTCCAACAATTCCACTTTCCTGTCTCACTCCTGAAAACATCTTTGCTGGTGTTTATCGCCCCAATTGCGGGGGATTTGCCGATCCTTCCAATTTCAAGGCTGAAAGAGCCATATTCAATTCCCAATTTGGGGAGCTTATCAATAATTATGGGGTGGAGATTGATTATTATGTGAACACCTTCAACCCAAAGGCAATGAACTCCATCTATGGGGAACACACTCTCATGTATTGGCTCGGTCCAACAGTTATCAAAGCATATATCCAGATGGAGAATGCCTCCCCAATTTATGCTCTGGCTGGTATGGATTCCCCCGATACTTTGACACTCTATTTACATATTGATGATTTTAATGTCAAATTTGCTGGACTTAGCGTATTTGATGGTGTTTTAAGAGATGAAAACAATAATCCCATATTAACGGAAGCAGGGGAGCAAATTATTATTGATCAGGAAAATGGTCCATGGGCTTGCGAACCCAAATCACAGGATAAGATCAGGGTGACACCATTTGGATGTGATAGGCCGAATGGCAGGGGAGCCAAGATATTTGAGGTTACGGAAGCTCTGGATGAAGATGCCGCTGAACTCAATCCTGCAATGGGTCATTATGTTTGGAGATTGAAAGCTGTTCGTAGTGAGCATAACTTCACCACCAATGAACCAAGGGAAAATATGAATCATCAAATTGCTGATAATTCTTTCTTCGGTAAGCTGTCTTCCACGATGTTCCCAGAATTGACGGGAATGTATCCGGGTCTTTCGGCAGCATTTTTGTCGCTATCTTCTGTTCTGGATGATAACAAGATATACACCGAAAGTTCCGATGAAATCGTGCAAAGGGATGTGTTTCCTCCATCCACGGGAGGTAGTGATGGTAGTGTATATGGGAATTATTTCTAAATAGGTAATATGGGTAGGAAAAAAGATACATATATGGGCAATCCTAATTTGCCCACAG